GCGCTGCTGATACATAGTCGAAATGAGCAAAAACAGGTAGTTACGACGCCGCGCGTCGTAAACGGAGGAAAACGAATGCCCGGACGGAAACCGAAACCGACCGCGCTCAAGATCCTGCATGGGACGTTCCGCCCGGATCGCGCGACGTCGCCCGAGCCGACCTCGAAACCCTCTAGCGGGAGATGCCCGAGGAACCTCGACGGGGAGGCTAAGGTGCTCTGGCACCGGCTGGCGCCGGAGCTCCGCCGGCTCGGAATGCTGACGCGGCTCAATGAACCATGGCTCGAGGCGACGTGCGTCGCCTACGCGCGAATGCGGGAGGAGCCTCGCGCGTCGACCCTGCAAGCGTACAAAAGCCTACTCGCCGAGGGTGGGCTAACGCCGAGTTCGCTTTCGCGCATTCACGTACCGAAAGCGCTCGAGGGCGACGCGTTCGGCGACGCGTTCGAGGGGTGAGATCCTACGTCTCGAGCGTGCTGGAGGGGCGCGAAACCGTCGGCGAGCTCGTCCGGTTAGCGGTCGATCGGCACGCGCGCGACCTCGCCGACGGTTCCTCGCGCGGTCTCTACTTCGACGAGGACGCCGCCGCCCGCGCGCTCTCGTTTTTCACGTTCCTAAACCACTCAAAAGGCGAGTGGGCGGGCGAGGCTCTCGAGCTCGCGGGCTGGCAACGGTTTGTAGTGGGGTCGCTCTTCGGGTGGAAACGAGCCGACGGGTCGCGGCGATTCCGCTCCGCCTATGTCGAGGTCGCTCGCAAAAACGGCAAAAGCACGCTCGGCGCTGGGCTCGGTCTCTATTGCCTCATAGCGGACCAGGAGCCTGGGGCCGAGGTCTACTCGGCCGCGACGACGCGGGACCAAGCGAAAATAGTATTCGACGAGGCAGAACGGATGGTCAAGGCGTCAGCCCCGCTCTCGCGTCGCGTTACGACGTTTCGAAACAATCTACATATCGCGGGGACGGCTTCGCGGTTTCGCCCGCTCTCTAGCGATTGGAATACGCTCGACGGTCTCAATATCCATTGCGCGATCGTTGACGAGGTACACGCACACCCGAACCGCGAGCTATGGGACGTAATCGAGACCTCGGTCGGCGCGCGCCGGCAACCCCTAATCCTCGCGATTACGACCGCCGGCACCGAGGCGCTCTCGGTGTGCGGGACGCTTCACGACTACTCGCGCCAGTTACTTACCGGAGCGCTCGAGGACGATACGCTGTTCCCTTACGTCGCCGCGCTCGACGAGGGCGACGCGTGGAACGACCCTTCGGTATGGGTCAAGGCGAACCCGAACCTCGGCGTATCGGTGAAGCTCGAGAGCATCTCCGACCAATGCGCGCGGGCGGAGTCTGAGCCGGCGAGTCAAAACGCGTTCAGGCGGCTACGCCTTAACCAGTGGGTGGGAGCCTCGTCGCGGTTTCTCGACCTCGCCGAGTGGGACGCGTGCGCCGGCGAGCTCGACCCGCGCGAGCTCGAGACGCTCCTCGAGGGTCGCGCCGGATATGTCGGGCTCGACCTCGCGTCTACGATCGACCTCGCCGCGCTCGCTCTCGTATTCCCGCCGGAGGACTCCGGGGGGAAGTTCGATTGTCTTTTCCGAATCTTCATGCCGGAGGAGGCGGCGCTAGACCCCGAACGCCGCCGCCGCGACCGCGTCCCGTACGACGCTTGGGTCGAGCAAGGGTGGATCCACGCGACGCCGGGGAACGTCATCGACTACGCATGGATCCGCCGCGAGCTCGAGCTCCTCGGCGATCGGTTCACGATCTTACAAGTGGGTTACGACCCTTGGAACGCGACCCAGTTCGCGACCGAGCTCGAGGAGGAGGCGGGGCTTTCGATGGTGCCGATCCGCCAGGGGTACGCGTCGCTCAGTAATCCGACTAAGGAGCTCGCGAAACTCGTCCGCTCTGGCGGGCTCCGTCACGCGGGGCACCCCGTGCTCCGGTGGATGGTCGATAACCTCGTCACGGTCGAGGATCCCTCGGGCAACCTGAAACCAGACCGCCGCAAAAGCCGGCACAAAATCGACGGCGCCGTCGCGCTCGTTATGGCGCTCGACCGCGCGCTACGTAACGAGGGGTCGGCCGACGCGACCTCGATTTACTCGAGCGGGGGGTTCGTGCAGCTATGATGAAGGGTCTGATCTCGGACGCGTTTCTACTCGCCGGGGCGGTGTCAATTGGTTACGGATTGTGGCAATATTCCCCCCCGAGTGCCTTTATGTTCGGGGGGGCTCTCGCAATGGGGTACGGGGTTCTGCTCGGGCGCCGCGAGTGATTGCGCGCGCGCTCGTCGGAGCGAAAGAGCGTCGCGGTCTACCGACCGGGGCGCTAGGTTGGCGTCGCCTCCTGGGCTGGGGAGGTCTCGAGACTTCCGCCGGCCCGACGATCAACGAGCAATCCGCGCTAGCGCACGGGACGGTATACGCGTGCGTGCGGTTTCTTTCGCGCAATCTCGCCGCGCTACCGCTCGTACTGTATCGGCGCGCCGGTCGATCTCGCGAACCCGCGTTCGAGCACCCCCTATATGGGATCCTGCACCGGCTCTCGAACGACCGCCAGACCGCGTTTCAGGTATTCCAGTTCCTCGCCGCGAGCCTATTTATGCGGGGCAACTTCCTCGCCTATAAGCACCGAGACGCCGGCGGTCGGATCGTTGGCATCTACCCGATTCGGTGGGACCAGGTCACGGTCGAGAGCGAGGGCGAGGAGCTCCTCTACCTGTGGCGCCCCGCCGCCGGAGCGGAACGCGTATTCCGGCGCTCCGACGTCTGGCACGGGCACGCTATGTCGACCGACGGGATCGTCGGGCTCTCGCCTATCGCGGCGCAGTCGGAGAGCGTCGGGCACGGTTTAGCCATGCAAAACTACGGGGCGCGGTTCTTTCGGAACGACGCGCGCCCCGGCGGCGTGCTCACACACCCCGGTCGGATCGGAGGAACCGAGGAGGAACGCGACGGCGCGACCTCGAGGCTCCGCACACAATGGGAACAGCTACACGCTGGCAGCGACAACGCGCACAGGGTAGCGATACTCGAAGAGGGGATGAAGTGGGAAAGCATCGGCCTAAGCGCGCAGGACGCCCAATACCTCGAGTCCCGCAAGTTTAATCGCGCCGAAATAGCGGGATGGTTCGGCGTGCCGCCGCACCTAATCGGCGACCTCGACCGCGCGACGTTCGGGAATATCGAGCAGCAGTCGCTCGAGTTCGTTCTCTATCACTTGCTACCGGACTTGGTAAACCTCGAGCAGAGTATAGCGCGAGACCTCCTGGACGACTTCGAGCGGGATAGCCTGTTCGTAAAATTCAACGTCGAGGGGATGCTACGCGGAGATTCCGGCGCGCGTTCGACGTTCTATAACGCTGCGATTCAGGGCGGCTGGATGACGCGGAACGAGGCGCGCGAGAAGGAGGATCTGAACCCCGAGGAGGGTCTCGACGAGTTTCTCGTGCCGCTCAATATGGCAATCGTCGGAGAGGACGGGCGCCCGGTCTCGACGTTCGGCGACGCTGCGCCCGACGACCCCTCGAGCTCGCCGCCGGCGGAACCGGAGACCGACCCCGAGAGCTCGGGCAAGTTCGACGAGACCGAGGCGATTACCGGCTCGAGCGTACTCAACGGCGCCCAGGTCGCGAGTATTGTTCAGCTAGTGCAAGGGGTCGCCTCGGGCACGCTCGGGAAGGCCGGCGCGGTCGAGCTCATGGGCGTCGCGTTCGGTATTGATACCGCGACGGCGGGAAAAATCATCGGCGACCCGAAACCGATCGAGGCGCCGCCGGCGGTCGCCGAGGCGGCACGCGCTCGGATCGGAGAGCTCGCCGCCGCCGGCGAGCTCGAGCTCCGCGGCGAGCGCGATCTCGACGCGCGCGCCCGCGCCGCGGAGGCGTTCGTTCCCGTCTATGTCGATCTAGTGGGTCGCCTCGTTCGCGCTGAGAGTCGCGAGGTGCGTAAGATCCTCGCGCGCGAGCGCGGCGAGCTCCGCACGGCGGATACGCTCGCGCCGGCGCTCGCGGCGTTCTACGCGCGCGAGGGTGATTTTCACGCGCTCGCGGAGCGCCTCGCGGCGCCCGCGGTGCTCGGGCTCGCCGGCCGCGCGTTTGACATTGCGGCCGAGGAGCTCGCCGAGGAGACGCCGCGGGCGGGGCTCGGGGAGTTTTTCGACGGGCTCACGGGAGCATTCGCCGCCCGGTATACGATCGCCTCGCTCCGGTCGCTCGAGGCGGCGGTTCGCGAATCCCCAGGCGAGGAGCGGTCGGCGATCGAGACGCTCCTCGAGGCGTGGGTCGTCTCGCGTGGGACGCGGGTCGCTAAGAAAGAGACCGTGCAACAGACGCGCGCGGCGGCGCACGAGGCGTACCGGCGGAGCGGGGTGACGCTGATTCGCTGGCGCCGGCGCGGGAGCGCTACCTGTGAATGGTGTAAAAAGCTCGACGGGGCGATCGTCTCGATCGAGGGGTCGTTCGTCGAGGAGGGGGCGGCGTTCGAGGCGGAGGGTCAAAAACCTTTCGTAGCGAAGCGCTCGATCGGGCATCCCCCCCTACACCGAGGGTGCGATTGCGAGATCGAGCCGGCGCCGTCGCGGTTCGTCCAGTCGAGAGGGGGGCCGGATGCCGCGAGACGTTGAACGGCGGAAACTGACGCTCGAGCAGTCGGAGCTCCGCGCCGACGCCGGCGAGGACGGTCGAACGCGCATACGCGGCTATGCCGCCGTTTTCGACGAGGAGACGCCGCTCCGCCCCGGTACTCGCGAGGTCGTGCGTTCGGGGGCATTCTCGGGCACGCTCGACGCCGGGGACGAGGTAAAAGCGCTGTTCGACCATGATACGTCGTGGGTTCTCGGGTCGACCGCCGCCGATACCCTGCGAGTATGGGAGGACGAACGCGGGCTCGCGTTCGAGGTCGACCCCGCCCGCGCCGGCTACGACTGGACGCCGAGCGTCCGAGATCGGGTGCTCGAGCCTCTCCGCCGGCGCGAGCTCGGCGGCGCCTCGTTCGGTTTCCGCGCGCTCGAGGCTCCCGAGAAACCGCTACCGGGAGGCGGTTTGCTCCGCGAGATCGAGCGCGCGGAATTGTTCGAGGTTTCGGTCGTTGCGTATCCGGCCTATGCGGCGACGACCGCCGCGCTGCGTTCCTGGGCCGAGCTCAACCCCGGCGCCCCGGGCTCCGGCCGCGAGCTCGTCGCGATTCTCCGCGCGGGCTTGACGTCGCCCGAGGTCTCCGCAATGATCTCCGAGGCGTTCGTTGAACTGCGCCGCTCCGGGGCTCCCAGTGCGAGCCCCACCCCGCGGCGCGATCTCCTCGAGCGTTGGCTCGCGCTCCTCGACGACTGAGCACGAGCGCCTCCGTCGCTCCCAGTGCGAGCGCGGTTCCCTTCATAATCAGAAACCATGCAAGGCGCGCCCCGCCGAGATCGGGCTCGCGCCGGGGGACGTAAGACCATGGGAACGACCGAGACCCTACGCGCGAGGCGCACCGAGGTATCGAAGCAGGTACGCGGGCTCCTCGAGGACGCCGGCCGCGAGGATCGCGACCTCTCCGACGACGAAAAAGCACGGTGGGAGACGCTCGCCGCCGAGGGCGAGATCCTCGGCGAGCGGATCGAGCGCGAGGAACGCACGACCTCGCTCGAGCGCGAGCTCGCGACGCCGGTCGGATCGCCCCCGGTGCCGATGCCCGAGCCCCCGGCTCGTAGTCTGGCGCCGGCGTTTCACCAGAAGGAGGAGGGGAGCTACTCGCTACTCTCGCTCTTCCGCGCTCTCAAATCGGGCGACGCGCGGCAGGCGCGGCTCGAGCGCCGCGCGAGCGACGAGATCGCCGAGCGGGTCGGGCGCGAGCCCGAGGGCCAGTTCGTCCCCTACCGCGCGTTGATGCCTCTCGGGTACGAGAGTCGCGACGTCGACAAGGGGGGCACCGGTGCCGCGCTCGTGGGGACCGACCTCATTCCGTCGGAGTTCATCGAGCTCCTACGGAACCAGTCGCAAGTCGTACAGGCGGGGGCGCGGATGATCCCGAACCTCGTCGGCGACGTCGACCTCCCGCGCCAGAGCGCCGGGGCGGCGGCGGTGTGGCTCGCCGCCGAGACGACCGATCTCACGACCGATACCACGTTCGCTACCGACACGGTTTCGCTCACACCGAAGACGGTCGGTATTCGCGCGGACGTCACGCGTCGTATGCTCAAACAGAGCTCGACGGGAATCGAGGAGGTCATCCGCCAGGACGTGCGACAACAGATCGGCGTCGCGGTCGACTCCGCCGCGATCAACGGGAGCGGGGCGAGCGGTCAACCGACCGGCGTACTCAACGCAGCCGGAACCGGCTCGGTGACTATCACCGGGACGGGAACGTGGGCGGAGGTCGTCGAGCTCGAGACCGACGTCGGCGGGGCGAACGCGCTCAACGGGAGCCTCGCCTACATGATGCGACACGCGCAGGCGGGAGCGTTCAAAACGACGCTCGTCGACTCCGGCTCGGGTCGCTATCTCATGGAGGTCGGCGGCTCGATCTCCGCGCTCGCGAGCGGGCAACGGGTGAACGGCTACCCGGCGTTCGTCACCGAGCAGGCGCCCGCGACGACGGTGATTTTCGGGAACTGGGCCGAGCTCCTCATTGGAATGTGGGGAGTGCTCGACGTCTTCGCCGATCAATACACCCTCGGCGATCGCGGCGGGCTCGTCGTTCGCGGTTTCCAAGATATGGATATCGCGCTGCGACACGGCGCCTCTTTCTCGATTCTGGCCTAGCGGCGAGGAGGGGGGCGACGGTTCGCCCCCCTCCGCGTCGAGCTCGACGGGGGGGCGTGGATATGGCGTTTGTGCGATTGGTGCGGCCGATTCGATTGGCCGGCAAGCGGCGCGAGATCGGGGAATGCCTCGAGGTCTCGCCGGCGTTCGCGGCGAACCTCGTCTCGGCGAATCAAGCCGAGCGGATCCCCGAAGAGGACGCGCGCCAGGTGGAGCACGCCGAGTCGGTCGCCGCGGAGGCGGCGGCGCGCGAGACCCCGGAGGTCGCGGCGCGCCCCCGAGCTCGCCGGCGCCGGTCGACGCCGGCGCCGGAGTAGTCGGGCGTGGCCGATCGCGTTCCGATCGGAACCCACCCCGGGCTCGTCTCGGGGCTCGTCTCGGCCGATCTCCCGCTAGCGGACTTCGGGCACACTGTCGAGGCGACCCGCGTATTCCTCCGCCGCACCGATAACGAATCGGGCGACGTCGTTCTAGCATCCGTCTACGGGGCGACCGGCGCCGTCGGGGATAGCATCGACCTGAGTCTCGGCGACGGGACCGCCTCGGCGAGCGCGACCGGATCGGTGAGCTCTAGCGAATATTGGCTCCGCGTTACGTCGGCCGACTCGAACTCTATGAATCTCTCCGGCTGGTTCGAGGTCGCCGAATCGGCGGAGCGGCTCTCTACGGTTCTCGTTACGCTCCCCAGGGTCAAGCGATATCTCGGGCTAAGTGGCTCGGGAGACGATGACGTGCTCGCGAATATAATCTCGGGCGTCTCGACGCGCGTTAAGGCGAGGACGTCGCGCTCGATCGTCTCGGCGGCAGTATCGGCCGAGATTCACGATGGGCACGCCGACGACACGCTCGTGCTCCGCCGGCGCCCGGTAACGACGGTCGCCGAGGTTCGGATCGACGGCGCGGCGATCGCGGCGGCGTCGTACCATGTTGACACCGACGCCGGGATTCTCTACCGGCGCGACGAGGATACGCCGGCCGCCGCCGCCTCGACGTGGGACGCCGGCCGCCGGAATATCTCGATCGACTACACAGCGGGCTATCTCACGGTGCCCGAGGATCTCGTGCTCGCGGCTACCAAGCAAGCCGCGTACGAGTTCCGCAACTCTCAACCTGGGGGGAACCGGATCGGCGAGCGGGGGACGATCCTGGACGCGGGCGGGACCGCGACCTATCTCGTCGGGCCATGGGCTCCGGGGGTGCTCGAGGTGCTCGAGCAATACCGCGATAGGGGCACGGGTTAGCATGGCTCGCCGAACCTCGTTTGAGTTCCGCGCCTCGCTCAAGGGCGACCGCGAGCTCGAGCGGTGCCTCCGCAAGCTACGCAAGCCGGAAGCGGATGCGGTCTACCGGAAAGCCCTCACGCTGAACGCGGCGCTATTGCGACGGAAAACCAAACTCCGCTCGCTATCCGGGCAAAAACTCAAGGTACGAACGGGCGAGACGCGGCGGAGCGTGAAGGTCGACCCCGGCGGTTTGCCGAAGTCGATAGCGATCGGTTCCAATGTCGAATGGGGTCCGGCGCTCGAGTTCGGGTGGAAGGCGAAAAACATACGCGCGCGCCGTTGGCTCGCGCATGGGATCGCGATATCGGTCGAGAAGTTTCCGCGCGCGTGGGTACTCGCGCTCGACCGCGCCGCCGCCGCCGCCGGGGGGAAGTAGGTGAGCGACCCCGGCACTATCCTGGACGAGATCGTTGCCCTCGCGACCGGGGCGGTCTCGGGGTTGAGCGTCACGCGTGGGGGCGACCTCTCGGAGCATCTCGAGAGCGCGGATTTTCCCCACTTGTTTTTGCATAGCCCCGAGGCGAGCGTCGAGGTTCTCGACTGGCGCCAGGAGGAAACGACGTACTCATTCGAGGGCGAGCTCGTGACCGACGCGACGACGGAGGAGGCGCTACTCCTCGACGTTGAGGCGATCCGCGACGCGATGCGCGGAGACCCTACGCTATCGGGTGGGTGCGCGATCGCGTGGCTCTCGGGGTGGGTCGCTCGAGAGGATCCTCGCGCGCACCGGCGATTCGCCGAGCTCACGATCTCCGCGCGGCGGGTTAGTTAGATGGCAACTATCGCGGAGGTGCTAGCGGTTCTCGAGGGTGCGGTGGTGGGTAATACGCAAGCGACGACGGCGACCGAGGGCGCTAGCAGGGACGTCTCTATAGCGGCGGGCGGGACGATCGCGCGGCTCGCGGCGCATTCGATCGGAGCCTCGGGCGGCGACGTATTTCCAGGCAACTCTAACGAGACGCACGATCTCGCGGGCTTCACCGTAACGATCGCGCATAAACTCGGGACCGTTACCGGGGCACCGACGGAAGAGGAGGCGTACCTCGCGCTAGCTCGTCTCGACCAACAAAAGCTAACGTCTCCGGGGTTCTGGCGGAGCCTCGCCGGCGTGTACGAGGTTGCCTCCGCCCCCGAGCTCGAGGAACCCGAGAGGGTCGGGAACGTCTTGGAGTACTCGGTTACGATTCAAATAGCGCTCGAGGCTAACCCCTCGGCGTAGTACGGAGGGACATTTCGTGGCGAAATTCATACACCAGGCGTGCGTAGCTTTTGCGACGCAAACGCTAGAGGGAACGTATAACTCGACCCTCGACGGTTTGACGTCGACGGTCACGGCGGCGAACGGGTTGATACTCGGCGACCGCGAAAGCGGGGTGAAGGAGAGCGGGCTAGACATATCATTCGCGCGCTCGTTCCGAGATAAGGCACCGGAGACGAGCGCTCTCACGGCGACGCTCTCGGATTTTCTCCGCGCGGATGTGCCGACGTTCACGTTTGCTTTCCCGTTTTGCGGGAACCGCGACGCCGCCGCGAGCCCCCCGGTCGCCGCCGACGCGACGCCGATCGCGGGGATCGACGCGCTCTTGAACGGCGCCGGTATGACCGGCGCCGACTCGGGCTCGGATACATGGAAGTACGTTTTCTCGGACTCGACGAAACCGATCTCGGCTCTCGTCTACGTTTCGGGGATGCGCCTCGAGCTCCTCGATTGCAGGGTCAACCTCGAGCTCTCGTTCGAGCCGGGGTCGGTGCCGATCGCCGAGGCGACGATCGCGGTCGGGTCGGTGAAAGAGCAGACGGTCCTAGCGTTTCCGACGACTCTGACGTTCGGCTCACAGTCGAGCGTCTCGGCGCCAGTGGTCGAGAATCTCGCGAACCAGTGGCAGGATACGAGGGGATTCTCCGAGGGGACGCTCGCGATCGACAATACGATCGCCGACGTTCCCGACTGTAATCAAACGGACGGCGGAATCGTAAAGGAAAAGACCGCGCGCTCGGTCACGTTCGAGGGGACGCTATTCGCCGACGACGCCGACGCGAGCGCGTGGGGATACGAATACTCTCAACTCATAGAGGCGGCGGAGGGGAATCTCGACGAGCTCTCGTTCACGGTTCCGCCGGCGATGACGGCAACCGATCCGGCGAAGGGGGTACAGGTCAAGCTCCCGAAGCCGGAGCTCCAGGCGCAGACCCCGGTCGCGCTCGGTACGAAGGCCGGCAATACCGTGACACTCGTCGCGCGAGGCGCCGCCGGCGCCGGCGGGAACGACGAGCTCGAACTGTACTTCGTCTAGGGGGGCAAGCGCGTGGCTCGAACGCGGCGCCGTTTTCTCGTCGAGGCGACGCTCCTCGCAAAAGACAAAGCCTCC